CACTTCGAGCATAGCTCACCGTCGACAGGAGTTGGCAGCAGCTCGCCTTTGAATTCTGGATTTAGCTGGAAGGCGGGGCAGTCTTCGTCTTTCACATTCCCGCCTGTATACCAGCTCCTGCGGCACTTGCGCGGCGCATCCTCCCAATGGTCAGCGTGGCAATACACCGCATGGTCGTCGACTCGATTGCCGAATTTGCAGCGTTGGTCGGCAGCGCTGTCTGTGAAGGCTTCCACGATATTGAAGGCCATGGCTAAACTCTAACTCCTCTGGCTTTTCTCTTTACCAGCAGATCGAAAGCGCTTCCTACGCTCCTGGATTCGATAACCTTGCGATACGTTTCTGCTGATACCTTTTCGTATCGGTAGGTTTCAGTGTGCCCCTTTCCTCCGCAGCGCATGCAGTTCGGCGAGTCTTGAGCCTTGCACGCACTGCATATAAAGCGAGCCTCTAAGGTTTCGCCTTCGTGAGCGAGCGAGTAAACGTTAGACGACTTAACCCTCTGATGGTTCATTTCCGCCTGCTTTCCGCCCAGGCCTTCGCCATTCGGCGCATGCCTTCCGCTTCATCGATCCCGTTCGCCTTGCAGTATCGAAGCAAGCGCTGGCGCGCTTCCATCATCGGGTCGAGAGGCTTGCTGCCGGTAGGCTGATAGAAGGCCTGCCAGTCCTCGCGCCTACTGCCGAACGGGATATTATCGCCGAATTTCTCGCGCAGTTTCGATTCGACCTTAACGCGCACGTACTCTTCGGATTCTGCTCTCTTCCTTCGCTGCTCCTCGTAAGCAGCTTCGCGGCGCTGCGTTTCTTCCCATGCTTCACGCCTGCGCGCTTCGGCCTGCTCCTGCTGCCTGCGGTTGGCTTCCTCGCGCTCGCGTTTAAGAGTTTCATTGAACGCAGCTGTACCAGCATTCGCTCTATTCGAGAACTCCATAAACCCGCTCATAACGTCGCGCATCGCCTGCTGAAATAGCGCGTCATCCATGCTGATCTTGAAGCCGAAGCCTAAGTGCTCGCTAGGCCTGTACTCTTCCTTCGCCGCTTCTGCTGGCTGCTCCTTGAAAGCTTTATCCAGCCTTTCGACTGCGGCGAGCGCTGCCTTTCCTTCTCCTTCAGTTCCAGGCGATAGAGCCAGATTCATCAGCTTCTGGCGTTTCGTTCGGTATTCCTGCCCCGTCATTTATGCCGCCTCGGTTCCTTCAGCCTCACTTCGCCAGCAGGTACGTGTGGCTCTTCCTTCACGATCGCCTGCATCCAGCAATTTCCATTCGCATTCCAGACCGGCGCGCCTTGACAGATCCAGCCGTCTGCTGCCTTCGCGTTTATCAGCATCACCAGCTGTTCTGGCGTTCGATGCTGCAGTATTTCATAGCTCACCAGCAAACCTCACTTTCCTTTACGTCGAATAGAATGCGCCAGTATGAAATCTTTATTTTTGAAGCCTCGCCGTCGCCTTCTATTATTTCAATGTGCGGAGGGACTACAGAGACAGGCTTATGCGTAAACTCGCTAACGATCGCTGCTGCCTCGATCGCCTTGACTACCCCGCCGTACATCGCTTTAAACCGCATAAGGTCGCGCGGGTCTGCAGTTTCATACTGGATATATTTGCAGTCTTCAGGCCGAATCTTCATAAACAGGCCTGCGCTCCAGTCTGCTGGCAACGGAGAGCGAAAGTCTTTCCAGCCGTCAGGATAATATCTCTGCAGGATAGGCAGCGCCTGCTCTAGGCGAGTCGCTACAGCATTGCGCTCTTCGTTCGTCATGGTGCCTATTCCAGCACGAACTCGCAGGGGCCAGCGTGCATCAGCTTCGCGCTCACCGGGATATCAGGCACGTCACCTTGCACCATATGACGATATCGGTCTTCTGCATGGTTGTTCGGATCGATCGCGTTATACCATGCATACTTGCGCAGCCGGTCGGCCTTGTAGTTATAGCCCAGGTGCAGAATAGGCGCGCGCTCGATTGTCGCGTGCGCGTGGTGCAGCAGCTGCTGCGGAATTGACGAGCAGTGGAAGTTTCCACCCCATGGCGTCGCCTGAAACCGGAACGCCGAATTAAACAGCCGAAAGACTGAAGGCCTCGCGAAGGTTCGATAAACACCATCGACGCGCACGCGCCTCTGTCCAGGAACGCGCAGCAGCGACATATCCGAATCCCACAGATAGCGAATAGGCAGCTTGAAAGCGTGAGCGCTGGTTGCTTCCAGCGTTGCAGCGATCGCAGCCTGACCACCTTCTGCGAGCAGTTCGTCGCCGTCGAAGTGAATCGCCCAGTAAGGTGAGCGCTCGTTTCCACGCAAGTGAATATCAGACACGTTTTGCATAACGCGCCCCAACAGCAGATCCTTATCGCGCGTTTCGTCGAGGCCATGAAAGTCTGAACGAATGACCGTTATGCGCGGGTCTAGCTGCTCTGCCAGTTCAGGCGTACCATCCTTGGAATGGTCGTCGAGTACGAATATGCGCTCACAGATCGGTAAGTATGATCGAAGTACTTCCGCTATCCAGCGCGATTCGTCCTTGATCCTTGTCATCCCGTAAATTATCATTGGCATCCTCGACTTTGATTAGAGTAAAAAGGCTGTGCGGGTCTTCATTGCCAGCCATGTCGTAAACCTCGATCACGCGTTGAAGCGTATCAGAGGGGCACATCTTGTCTTCGTAGTGGTACCGCAGATTACTGGCGCGCTCTTCGTCATCTATCGCCTTGTCTGGCTCGAAGCGATAGCCATCGACTGTAACCACGAAAGGCCCCTTAACCGCCAGCGTAACGACAGTAGGCACCTCGCGCCCGCCAGTAGGCGTGCAGTCGATTTCCTCAGGCGAGATCACATGCAGGTCGAACTCGGCGCCACACTCGCGCCTGTGGCAATACCAGCGCGTCTTCGTGCCTGCAGGAAGATGGCTAACAGAACTCTGCCCCAGGCCGCACGTGGGGCAGTGGATGTATCGCTGATCGTCGGCAAAAGGTTTCTGAATCATATAATGCGATTTCTATAAAACCCGCTGAACCGTGGAACCTTTATCAAGTCGTATTCTCGCCCGTCGATCTTCACGACTTCTGGATTAGCGTTTAGCTCAGGCATGCGCTGCTTCCAGTACTCTTCGAGGTACAGCGCGTTAGGCGGCCAGTCTTCAAAACGGGTGACGTTTGCAGAGTGATAGTTGAAATTTTTTCCGTTGAAATATCGGTTATGCTTGTTCACCCAGTTAACGACGCCTCGGTTAATGCGCTCGGTGCTCGCTGCATCGTTCGTGGCTGTCGCCTTGTGGTCGCAGCGAACCTCAGGCACTGCCGCGCACCTCCAGCCCGCCATGCGCACGCGCTGGCATACGTCGGCTTCCTCCTGGTGGCCCAGGTTCTGATCGAAGATGTATCCAGGGTCTTTACCGAAGAGCAGGCTGGAAAGCAGATACGATACGTCGCTCTTCAGCGACAGATCGCTCGCACACATCCGGTTCATTATCCAGCAGAACCCGCAGGCCCAGAGCACTTCTTTGTACGGTCCTCGATCGATCTGGTACGCGCCGTCGTTCGGAAAGATGAGGCCTATTTCGTGGAAGCGGTCGAGGTAGGAGCAGAGCGTTTCGTCCCATCCTGGCGTGAGCACTTCAGCGTCGTTATCGAGGTACGCGATGTACTCGGTTTCTGCCGTCGCCAAGATCGCATTGCAGGCTCCAGCATAGCCGACGTTTTCGCTTTTCCAGACAGGTATGAAACGCTTATCTCGATCAGCGATGCGGCAGATTGCTTCTTTCGTCTGCTCGTCGCCAGCGCTCGGATTGTGAACTATGAAGCAGCGGAAGTCGGTAACACTGTGCTTGACGAGCGCTGCCAGCGTGCGCTCCAGCTGCTGCCAGTTCCTGCCGTAGCTGGCGATTCCGATATCTAGTCTGCGCACGCTTCCTCCTCGACTGGCTCGCCATCGCTGCCTACCTTGACAGGATTCGGCATCACGTCTTTCGTCAAAAGCTTTCCGCAGTGCGGCAAAAGCTCTGCCTCGTTCTCGACAGGCGCGACGATCGTTAGTAGCTCGAAGTGCGAATCCCCGCTTACTTCCGGCAGATGCAGCATGTACGTTCCGACGTGCCGCTCGCCTTCAGGCCGGTGCTTATCTACGATCGATATTCCGATAATCATATTACGGGCTCCTCGTTAACGCCCATCTTCGCGAAGAGCGTCTGCGCTTCCGCGTCCCATTCGCGAGAGCTTTCTGCAGCTGCTGCTGCATACCACTGCTTCAGCAGCCATATCTCGTGGCCGGTTAACGCGGGCGTCGCGCGCACCTCGCGGTCTTCCGGCTCGCCCCCTCCAGGAACGCCGAACTCTGCGCCGCCGATTTCCTCCAGGCCGTCTAACAGTTCGTCGATAAGGTCAGCGTTGGCGAAGCCTGACCAATAAATGCGTACGACATTTTCAGGCTTTCCGCTATCGATCAGGAAGCGCGTAGTCCCGACAGGCAGCAGTCCCTTATCGATCAGTCGCTTAACCAGACTGCTATTCACAAGCGGCATAAATTGTCTTTGATTTTCGCTCATTGCACTTTCGGCTTAACGCCCCTCTCTTTCCACGTGTAGCAGTTGAGTTCAGCGACGACGCTATAGGCGCGCCACATCCCGCCAGGAAGCGAATCGCACAATACCAGCATCGGCTGATCCTCTCCCGCGACTGGCGAAGGGATCAGCGCCGAGTCGTAATAGTGCAGCGCCTGCCCAATCGCATGCAGCGCTTCGAGCACGCGCAGGTCTGATATCCCTACAGGTATCAGCTCGTGAGAGCGCAGCATGTCGATATTCTGCAGGTCGCGCCATTCGGTTACGTCGCGATAACGCGGAGGCCACTTCAGACCGCCAGCGCCGTATGGCTCGCTCAGCGTGGCGAATAGATGATCTGTCCTGCGCGCGAATAGCCCGACTCGAAACTTCTGGCAGAAGACATGAATGTCGTTCACGCAAGCGATCGCTTTGTCGCGATCGTCTGAGAGCGGTTTGATTACTGGATTAGACATTTTCAGGCTTATGGTAGTCGCGTACGGTTTCAGTCGTGACGCCATCGATACGAATCTGCGTAGCGATCTCGATCTTATGCTTTTCGCAGTACAGATTAGCTCCGAAGCGCTTCCAGCCTTCAGGAACTGCGTGGACTACGCTTAATTCTATTTGGCCGTCTGGTCGCTTAGACGAGTGAGTAATAGGATCTACATCTACAGTTGCGCCAGCGCCGCAGGCTGCGCAGATGTACCGCGCATAGTATTTAGGGGCAGCATTCATCGAATCGCCTCCGTCCACAGAAACGCTATCGACCACCAGCCCTCAGGCTTGCCGTTGTAGCAGTGATGGCGCAGCGCGTAAGATTTATTTCCAACGTCGAGGCGATTATGCAGGTCGACAATGTTCGCAACAGAATCCTGCAGCGCTGACGAGTGATTGATAACTACTCCGTAAACTTGCCGCCCAGGTTTAACCATCTTGCCGCTTCGAGAGGCGTGCTGCAGCGCATCCATAAAAGCCTGCAGGCAGAAAGGCTGATCCCATTTCATGCAGGCTTGCGCCACCAGTTGCTGGTGCCCTCCTGAATGAAGCCGATATCGAGCATCAGCGGTCCATAGTCTTTCTCGAAACGGTCGTTTCGCTCCAGGTGCATAGGCATTCCGCCATCAGGCCCGCTTCCGATTCCGAAGGCGTTCTGCCCCAGGAACCAGCCTCCAGGCTTTAGCGTCGTAAAGATCGCGCGCAGCCAGTCTTCGACTGCCAGAACGTGCTCAAGGAAGTCGAGCGAAACTATCGCGTCGAAAAGAGCTTCACACTGCGCCAGCGCCTGCTTCGGTTCGTCGAACTGAAACAGGAATTCGCAGTTCCGTATTGCCATGCGCATAGTAGCGAAGTCTGCCGTGCGACTATTCGGCATGTCGTGGTAGGTCGAGGAAAATCCATCCTCGTGCAGCTTGATGTGCAGGTCGCCGATGCCATCACCCAGGCAGAGCACAGAATGCACGCCTTTCGCGCGCAGGCCTTCGCTCACGCCTGCGATCATGCCCATATAGTTAAAGCCCCTATCCAGGTGATACGCGCTCAGCTCCCAGATGTAGGCGTCAGTCTGCCGGTACCACTGCAGAATGTCCTCGTCTGTTTGCGGGCTAACGCGCCGCCAGTCTTCGCTCACGCGCTCGTGATGAAAGCCGAAGCCCTTCGTTAGGTGATTCAGCGCGTCTGCTTCTGGCATGTCAAAATACATTGCCAGCTCTTTTGCTCGCTCTTGTGCTGTCATTATTCCTCGTACGGAGTGCAGAGTCTTAATACCTTCTCGCCAATCTCTGCCCATGCCTCATCTGTGCATGGGATTTCATCAGCTATTGACCACCATTCGTGCTCGTCGCCTTCCAGCTCCCCGAACATGGGATTAGTGCCCCACCATGCGATAGTCCAGTCGCCGCCGTACTCATCTTCATGGCGTACCCAATAGAATCCAGGCTCGCGCATCAGTTATCGCTCGCCTGCGCCGCAACGAATACAGCAGCGCATACAGCAGCGCCTCCGCAGATTCCAGCAACCACATCCCACTCTTTAGCCGCTCCGTACCCGCAGCCGAATGCAAGCGCGAGTATGATAATTAGCCATCCGCTAACCGCTGCGAAATTCATCAGCCTCGCGCCTCGTATTCCGCTCTACAGCGCTCCAGGCCTTCGACGATATCGGCGAAAGATCCCTCGCCTGCATAGGTCGTATCGATTGGTCGAGGCGCAAGCCCCTCGAAGGAATCGTGGCTCACCGGCTCGACGTTCAAATCAGGCCGCAGGTAGCTGGCGAGAATATGCCGGTTCGTACGAAAGGGTATGCCTACGTGAACGGGCGCGCACAGCGGGCCAGCAAGCACCGACTGCCAGAGAGTATGCGCGACCTGCCATGCAAACGACACGCTAAACCAGCGATCAGCAACCTGTCGCATAGCTGCGACCGTCTCGCCTTCGGCAACTACCTTGACTGGTGCCAGCATCTGCTCGATTGGATTCTCTCGCCCGATGATGATCTTGCGCACGCCTAGAACGAAGGTCGGGCGTACGATTGTCCAATAGCCCGCGCCGCTCGTCATGACTTCAGACTCGGCATGTAGTTTCTGCAGGCCGTACTGATTGACCGGCATGCGTGGCGACGTTGGCGAGTACGGCGCGCTGAAGGAAGCTATCATGCGCGGGTCTTTGACACCTTCAGGCATTCCGCCGAAGACAGCCTGAGAACTCACCTGCACGAAGTGCTTTTTATTGAATCGGCAATAGTGCGCGAGGAAAGCAGGAACCTCGACATTCACTAGCCGGTAAGCCTGCGGCGCGCGCTCGACCACATCAGGCCTGTTTTCGCCTGCAAGATTGATGATCGCATCAGGCTGCACCTTTTCGAGGCATTCGGCAAGCGCAGTACTGTCGGCCATATTCAGCGCTCGATAGCCCCAGGCCTCGTTGCCGTGCCTGCGCGTATAGACTGCCTCGATATCAGCAGGCTGCTGCGCCATCAAATGCTGCCCAATAATTCCGCCTGCTCCGATCACTAAGACCTTCATAACTTATCCAGTTCCCCTTCGATCCATTCACGCTGTTTTATCAGCAACGTCTTGCGGTCAAGCCCGCGCTCTTTCAGAAGCGCTCGCCCCGCATCGGTAATGGCATATAGCGCGCAGTCGCCGGTATAGCCCATGCCTTCGTGCGTTCCTTCTTTCGTGCGCACGAGCAGGCCTTCGTCGCACATAGTCTGCAGCCAGCCTGGATCGCTGAAGGTCCATATCCAGCACCAGAGCGGCGCCAGATTCTCTGCTTCTATGCGCTCCTCTGTTTGAAGGATCATCAGCTTTCGATCTTCAGGAACCGGAGTCGGCTTAATTCGCTTGCTCATTTCAGGCGCGCCTCAATCTGCTTTCGATAGTCGGGGTCTTGCGGATTCGGAGGCATGCCCCACTTCGCGCGCAGAAGTCGATGGTTGGGCCAGATGTCGCCTGCAGCTGTAGGCAAGCCGCGAAACGTGCTCTGCAGGCTGCTGTGATCGACGAAGCAGCCATCGTGAACGGCAACGCGCAGGCCTGCTGCCTCGACCTGCATGCAGAAGTCGCGATCGTCAGAGCCGTATGCTGTATATCGCTCGTCGAGGCCGTACGTAAAGCGAGGATCGAGCAGCGCCTGATTGCTCAATATCTCAAGCGTGCGGCGCGGGATGTAGACGCAGACGAAGGCGATATGCTCGACGAAGCGCAGGCCCACCGAATCATCGAACTTTGGCGACTTCAAATCTACGAAGCGGCGACGCTGCAGAGGCTGGCCTGTCAGGTCAGTAGTTGCACCGATGCAGCCTATTGTCGGCTCTTCGATGCAGACCTGCTCCAGCAGGCCAAACCCGCCAGGAGACGTTAGCAGCGCGTCGTCGTTCAGGATTACGTAGCCTGTCGGCGGTTCTCTTTTCTTATCCCATCCGCGAAACCAGACATCAGCTGCCAGGATGCCCCAGTTAACGTTGCGCGCATAGACGAATGGTTTATGGCCGGAAACGATATTGATAGGCTGGCAGAACTTCGCCTGATCGATTCCCTGCTGGTCGAGGCCATCATCTACGATCACTATCGGGCAGGTTGGCTCGTGCTTTCGCAGCGCTGTCAGGCACGGTATCAGGTTCGATGCGGTCTTCGTCGGTATGATTACTGCGAACATGGCACCTCCTGCCCAGGCTTAGAGTCTTTGAGTTTCCAGACATGCCTTCCATCTGAATGCCATGCGCCATCAAGCGATTCGGGGACTTCCTCTTGAATGCCGAACCAAAATTCTGCGCGGGCATTCGATATCAATCTGCACATGGCTGCAATTTCGTCGACCGTTCTGGCCTTTTGCCACCAACGTGCCCGCATGAATGCTTCAAACGAATTCTCTAATCGAGTGAAGTATTCATACCTAACAGCGCTCGCTCGCGAAAGCCTGAATTTCATTTCACAGCCTCCAGCACAGCGCGAATCTTGTAAACCTGCTCGCGCGGGTCTTCGCCGTTAGACGGATGCTCTGTCAGCGCCAGCACCTTAAAGCGCGCCGTGATTCCGTACGCATCGCCTAAGCGCTCGCGAGCGAAGGCACCATGCTCGAAGTATTTGAACGTCGAGAAGCAGTAAGGCGAAACGTGCGTAGGGTCCTGAAAGAATCCGACACCCTTCGCAGCATTCGGCGTTTCGATCGTCGCTCGCCCGCCAGGAATCAGCACGCGGTACAGTTCGTTCATGAAATGGATTCGGCCTGACGTCCATCGCCGATTCATCAAAGGCCCGAGTGCCGTATTCTTTACGTGATACTCGCGAATCGCATCAGGGATATGCTCGCAGACGTCGTAAGCCAGGATATCCTCGACCATCGAATCAGACCACGACCACTGCTCTGAAAGGTCTACTTTGCGCGCCTCTACTGCGCCACATGCGGCGCAAGACTGCGGGGCAATATCGATGCAGGTGTAACCGTCTATGTGGCGATCGCTCGCGCCTAAATTGAGTTTCATTTCTTCCTTTTCGCCTTTCGCTTTTTAGCTGGGATAGAGGCTGCAGAGATACCTTTCGAGATCAGGCTGTACACATGGCTAAACCTGCGCGCGTCTGCGCATCCCGCGAAGTGGCTCAGCATCGGAGGCGAGCATTTCAGGATCGCCCCCCTGCAGCAGATGCATCTCTCGTTAACTACCTCAGGCTGCAGCACTCTGTAAACTTCTTCTAGCGCCGCGCGCTCTATGCGCACCGTTCGCGATGGTAGCCTCACGGCTGCATCACCCGCCTGCAAAATGAATCCCACCCAGGCACGCGCCGATAAGGGCCTGCAGGATTGTGAAGGTTGATCGAATAGCCGAGCATCTGCGTATTGCTGCCGTGGATGCTGGCTACCATGCGAGCCTCGTAACCATCCTGCATCAGGTATCGCTTTAGCAGCTGCAGGCGCGCGTCGTCCCGAACGCTCGATACTGCCTTAATCTCAAGCCCGCTCTGCCAGCAGATATCCTCGCAGGCAGATTGAGGATTGCCGACTTCTGGCAGGTGCGGGAAGGTTTTGCGCTCCCAGGTCTGGCGCCAGTACATCAGCGTCGTGCCTGGAACGTTCAGGCGCGATGGGCGCGAGAACAGATAGGCCTCGTTAACGTATCCCTCGACCGACTCGCCCTGATTCGCATATGGATAGCCTGGGATTTCGAGAACCTGCGTTTCGCCATTGCGATCGCGCCTGCCGACGTACTTGCGCGAATCCCAGAAAAGCAGATCGCTGTATCCGACCACATCAGCGCCAGAGGCCTGGAGCAGCGCGACCTGCTCTGTGATGCGCTGCGGCCCGCTCCAGTCGTCGTCGTCGAAGTGAACGAAGATATCGGGCTTGCCGAGCGGCGTAACGTCCATCATTCCGAGCGCGAGGTTTCGCAGCTCGCCGATAGATACCTGCTCGACAGGCTTATCGTTTACCTGGAGCACGTACCAGACGGTTTCGTTATGATCAGCGCGCAGGCCGCATGGCTGCTTTCCGCTGTCGAGGATAAATAGCACTTTGTTCTGGTACGTCTGCGACCTGAAGCTGCGCACTGCGCGCTGCAGCATTTCAGGACGGTCGCGCGTCAAGCACAGCGCAGCCACTAATGGATCTTTCATGATTGACCTTTCTTTACCAGCAGAAGCTTTTCCTGCGCTGCTCGGCTGGCTGCTCTTCCTGCAGTTGCTGCGCGCGTCGCCGGTCTAGCTCTTCGTCGCTGATCTCTGGCGCGAATTCGCCGCGCTCGTTAGTTCGTGTTCTCGGCCTGCCGCGCCGCTTCTTTTGCTCTTGCTTCCCTTGCATCGATTCTCGCCCTCGCCTCATCACGCTTTCGCACTAAAAACTTAACCAGCCTATCGAGCATCCAAAACCGCGCGAACTTGATCGTTATCCAAACTAGACCCAGAGCCAGCGGTATCAGCACGAGCGGCCCTAAGACTACAGCCAGCAGAACAGTCTGCGGTTGATTCGCAGTCTTCTCTGGAATCATCAGCACAAACACAGCCGCCGACACGCATCCGCACAGCAGCCAGATCGCTAGCTGAAGGTTAGGAGTCACTTACGCCCTACGCTTTTACCTGCATGCTCCAGGAAGCAGCCGAGCGCCCACAGCGCCCAGAATGAAGCGAACCCAGGCTGCTGATAGTAGACCGACAGTCCGCAGCAGACGCTGCAGATGAAACCGGTAACGTAGCTCACGCGCGAGGCCTCCTGCCCTGCGCAAGCTGACCGCAGTAGTCGAGCATCGCATATGCCTCTGCCAGCGTCGGCGCAGATACTTCAATTTCGCCAAGCCTGATCGTATAAGCGATCTGCGCTCCAGGCTTCTTCCGTAATCCTCCGACGAAAGCAACGAACGCGCCGAGCACGCCCGCATAAAACCACATCGGGATATCGCTCACCTGCTCGCCACTCCATACGCAGCGACGGCCAGCATAGCCAGCGCGCCTGCCCAGGCATTGCCAGAGGCCTGCTTCAGAAGCGCCTGCACGCCAGCATCAGAGAGAACCGCAACGGCCAGCACCACGAAAGCGCAGCCGCAAAGAATATTAGCCATTCGGTGGAAGGTCATGCTTCGATGCTCGCTTGTTAGTGCTGCCATTCCTATCAGGAGTTTCCTTTATACGAGTACGCGCTATCTCTTCGTCGTAAGCGTCTACAGCAGCCTGTATTTCATCTAAAAACCATCTCGACAGGGAAAGCCCGTCAGCCTCAAGCGCAGCACGAAACTTTCCCACCTTCGCAAGGCCTCGCCGCGATAGATAAAGGCTAACTCTTCCCCCGTACGATCGCGTCTTCATTGCGGCATCGCCGCTCCCGATATCGGCAGCGAACAGGCCGAGCAGCGGATCTATCTTAGAACAGCTTGGCATCTTGGGCATTTCCTCGCGCCGCCTTCTTTTCTGGTTGCCCACTCGTGCTTACAGTTTCCGCATTTGGCGAGTTCCATTTGGCCCGCTTTGCGGATCTTGACCTTCGCGACCATTCGCAGGCAATCGTACCGCAATACCGTACAATCGTCAAATGGTCGAACTAGAATTCTCGACGGCTGATATGCAGCGACTGCAGGTAATGGCCTCTGCCTTCTCGAATAAGCCGAAAGAATCCAGCAATCTGGTTTGTGGCGATACTGATTACCGCTGCCAGTTTCGCGGGCTTATGGTCGAGGCTGCGCTGTCGCGATACTTTCACGTGCCATTCAGAAAGAAAGTACTGCGTCGCGGCGATAAGCACGCGCCCGATATATGGATCTTCGGCAGGCCTTGCGAGGTAAAGAGCGTTCGATTCCTGCCTGCGATCGCCAAGCTAAACAGCGCAGACGAGCTGCCGGAAACGTCAGAGTTTCTGATCGTCGGTTATGTGAACGTGCCGAAGCGCCTCGTTAAGCTCGGATGGTTCGCGACGCGCGAGGAGTTCTTTACCGGTCACCATATGCAGAACTTCGGCAACCGACCGCAGCGTCTCTGCATGGATCAGCAGCGTATGCGCCCTATCGAGCAATTCGAGGCTTACTGCAAGGCGTTTCCGACTAAAGTACTGGTGTAAGGAATCTACCTTAATGCGCAAACTATTAGCGCGAGGTACATTTAAATCACCCGCCACCAACGGGTGAAAGAGGAAACGAAATGGAAAACGAACTTCAGACGATTGCGACCTTTGTAACCGGCATGCGCGCTGCCAGCTTGATCGAGGATTTAGGCAAAGCTGGCATCATCGGTCAGACATTCCAGCCGAAGTGGACTAACAAGCGCTTGCCGCCTCCCCGCATTGAGGTTAAGGTCGCAGAGAGCGACGTCGAAGCGGCGAACGTGGTTTTCGCAGCATTCAAGGCGGTGCGCTAATGCCGCGCCACGAATTTAGCTGGAGAGTTCAGCCTTTCGCTTGCCGCGCCTGCGGCAAGCGCAGCACTGGCAGGCAGGGGATGGAAACACTGGAGCTTTGCCCGAAGTGCCTCACCGCTGCAGAGCTTGAAAACGACCATTTCGACAATGGGCACGATAAGCCGCGCAAAGGTTGCAGGCAGTGCGAGAAGGAAGCGGCGATGCACCCCGCGATCAATCCAGCAGCTTGGCAGGTCAGCGATCAGATAAAGTCCATCGCAGACGATGTAATCGGGACCGTTATCGAAGTCGGCTATAACGCTGTCAAGGTGCAATGGGAAGACGGCAAAACAAGTCATGTCGGCAAGCGCTCTAACGTTGCTGGCAGATTCGAGAAGGTGTGCTGATGACGCGCCGCCAGCAGGATATCATCGAAGGCCTTGCGGAAGCTCGACGCAAGGCCTTGCGCGCAGGCTACCATCGTGACGCTGTTGAATCGACGATCGAGATCGTTATCGATTCGCTCGCTGTGGCCTGCGCGATTGACGCGGCAGAGGTTAAAGACGCGATCTTTGGGGAGGATCGGTAAATGCGCGAGTATACGATTCAGTTTTCAGTCGCCGACGCAGAAGCCTGCACGTATGCCTTCGAGGTTGTACGGCATCGTGAAACGATCTTCGAGATTACAGGCTGTCTTGTTCCAGGCCTCGCTGCCTGCAATGACGCCATCGCAAAGGACTTCAGCGAAGACCCGCTATGAAAGCTTTCGAGTCGGCGCTGAGGGATCGAATCATATCGCGAATGCGCGAGGCTGGAATCGAAGTGCCTTACGACGCTCGCCTGCATCGCACCTATGCAGGATCTGCGCAGCGCTCTGCTGGCGCGTGGTCGTGGGCGGCGATATCTGCCAGCCAGCCTAGCTTTGATGCTGGTAGCCAGTTTCCGATAGGCGTACTTCTGGCCGCTCCAGCGATCGTCTGGCAGGCTAACCGCTTTGGCCAGATATCAATCGATCCAGATCCTTTTCCGAAAATGACGCGCTGGAACGGTCGGGTAAAATTTTCGTTTGAAGATCGCCATAAAGCCTGATCGTTTCCCAGGCTGGCCGTCTGGTTGGTAACCGGGGCAGCGTACGTAACCGCTGCAATTCTCTTTTATGAAACAACGGCAAAGATTACGAATGCAGCGCAAGCGTCGCGCGATGCTGATCGAGCACACGATGAAACTTCTGCGAGCGAAAATGCCAGAATTGGTGCGCATGTGCGTTGATGCAGCTATCGAGGAACGGATGCGCGATGAACTGCGACGCGAGGCTGCACTGCTCGAAATGATCGAGCACGGCAGGCTTGTCAGTAGGGGCTAATCTGCGGCGGCTCGCCACGGTTAGCGGCCTTGATCGCGTTCAGCACCTGCAGCGCCTGCATGCTGATGATCTGCGAGGCAGTCCATATCCCAATCGCCAGCGCGAGCACTAAATCGTCGTGATCGGCCTCGCGCCACGCCTCGAAGGATTCATGCCCGCTCGCGCTGATCTTCGCGCGAAACTTCCCCATTTCCTCTGTGAGCAGCGCCGCGTGCGGCAGGCCCTTTGCAATGCGCAGCACGCGATTCTGCACGCAGAGCTGCGCGCCTGCGACGAGATCGCGCTTTGGCACGTTGTAATCCTGCTGGCCGGTCATCTGCACGTTAGCGCCGCCTGTGATCGTTATCCCGATAGGCGTTAGCTCTTCAAAGTGCTCGATTACGCCGCGCCCGACTCCGGTCTTATCGACTGCGAGGTATCGAGGCGTAGGAACCTTCAGCATGCGGAGGCGCGTCTGATGCGCAATGCTGGTGTACTTCGTCTGCAGCTCGAAGCGCTCGACGTGCCGCACGTCGACCTGCGCCAGCGGCATCATCTCGACAGGCTTCTTAACCGTGACCGGCAGGCCTGTCTCGCGGTCGCGGCCTTCGTACGTAACCATGCGGCGCGCGCCGCTCACCTCTGCGATTATCAGCGCTGAGTGATCGTGCGCCTGCCCCAAGTCGAGAGCTGAAATATAGATGCTCATTGAAACAGCGGCGTAACGCCGTTATCCTCCAGCCCAGGCGTTTTGAAAAGCGGCTCGATGTCGTCGCTCATTGCGGCCTGGATATCCTCGTATCGGAATACCGAGTCTAGCGTATCGCTGAATTCGCACATGTACTCCTGGCGAAAGACAGAATCCGGCAGCGAAAGCTTTTCGCCAGCCAGGAAAGCAGGCGTGATGCGCGGGCATTCGGTCGCGCGAATCATGACGCGGTTCCAGCCGCTGCCTTCAGTCCATTCCTTGTGAAAGAATCCTCGCTTGCCCCAAGGCGTCGACAGCACGCAGAGCTTGCCTTTGCTAACCGAAAGCATCGGGCGAACCGCGTTATAGAGCGAATCAGGAACGCGCGAGGCCTCGTCTATGATCGCGAGCGCGACGGAGGAAAACCCGCGCACGTTCTGCTCTTTTCCTGGCAGCGCGATAATCTCAGAGCCAGAAGCGAAACCCATCTGCAGCGTGGAATCGGTTTCCTCGATCGCGCTGGCGCCAAAGCCGAGCTTTTCTTTGATCTCTGAAACCTTCTCCAGCAAGAGCTTCGATTGCCGCTCTGAGGGCGAAAGGATCAGCGTGAGCGACGGCGCATAGTAGAGAGCCTTATGCAGCGCTTTGCAGGCGATCACGCTCGACTTCCCACCCTGGCGCGTGCAGTTTAGCAGGTGGTTGATATCGTCGCGGCGTAGCACGTCAGCTTGCCAGGGATCAGGCGCGTATCCCGCGCGCACCATCATCTGCGCAGGGTCGAGCGCGATTGCCATCTCAGCCGACAGTGGCATCAGCTTTACCTGCGATCATGAGCTTTTCAGCGATCTTCAGCCGCTCTTCTGGCGGGTAGTCGCCGAGCGCGAGCATAAGCGTCTGGCGCATTTCGGTTAGTTTCAGCGGCGCGCCATCGGCGCCTGTATGCTCGATCGCTCTGCGCTCCATCCAGCCTGCCTTGCATTTCATCCAGAAGCAGATCGCGCCCAGATCGCCTGCCTGGATCTTCGTCAGCAGCTTTCCCATCGCTATGCCGGTAATCTCGCTCTGCGTGATTGCCAGCTCGTCAGAGAATTTCTTTGCGAGCGTCTTGTCTGAAACTTTGACAATGCGCGCGATCATCTTCTGCGGCACGCCAGCTGCAGACAGCGCGCGCACCTTCTGGCGCTGCTCCTCGGTGACTTCTACCTTAGGCCTGCCAGGACCGCTACGCTTCGGCGGGGGCGGCACTTTCGGCGGTGCGGCCTCGATCTTCTCTCTGATTCGTTCGCGCACGATCTATGCTAACGCTTCCTCTTTCAGGCCGTCTTGCGCGCCGAGCCTTCGGCCAAACCTTGCCTGCTCAAACGTGCAGTTGCCTGATTCGAGAATAGCCTGCTTGCCGGTTAGGTTCTGCCAGCGGGTGACGATCACGTCGCAATAGGCGGGCGAAATCTCGATTCCGTAGCAGGTCCGTCCTGTGAGTTCAGCCGCTACCAGCGTTGTTCCGCTGCCTAGAAATGGATCGTAAACGCTATCGCCTTGCACGGTGTGGTTGATGATAGGACGCCTCATTACCTCGACAGGCTTCTGCGCGCCATGACCAAGCTTCTCTTCTTCTCTGTTCCCAGTTGGATTTAGGTTCTGCACGTCCCAAACGGTAGACTGCTTACGGTCACCATGCCAATTCGCATTATGGCCGTGACGCACCGCATACCAGCACGGCTCGTGTTGCCAGTGATAAGCGCCTCGACTTATCAGGGGCGCCTGTTTACGCCAGATGATTTGCGCGCGGTGTTCGAACCCCGCGCGCACTAATGATTCGATGACTTCGCCCGTGTGCAGAGATGCGTGCCATACATACGCCACGTTCCCGGGGAATAATTGCCAAGATGGTGTCCAGTCTGCCCGATCGTCGTTCGTTGTTTTCCCGCTTTGGGATACCCGCTCGGTAAACACCCCAACTCCATCGCGCCATTCCGGTTTATACTCCACCCCATAGGGCGGGTCGGTTACCATCAGAAGCG